AATGCCTACTCTAAAAGCAGAAACAGAAGCAGACAAAAAAGTGGCTGCTGCTAATGAAGCTGACGAGAAGAAAGACGAAAAAGAAAAAGAAGAAGTAAAAGAAGTAGCAGACAAAAAAGATGATGAGAAAAAAGATGAAGTAAAAGAAGGTGAAATGCCTGCTGGTCTTAAAAAATACCTTGACAAAAAAGATGACAAGTCTGAAGAAAAAGAAGACGAGAAAAAAGATGTTAAGGAAGTCGCTGACAAAGAAAAAGAACATAAAGAAGAAGACGAGAAGAAAAAAGAAGACGTTAAAGAAGTCGCTGATAAAGAAAAAGAAATGAAAAAAGAAGTGGCTGATAAAGAAGACGAAAAGAAAAAAGAAGTTTCTGAAGTAGCTGATAAAGAAAAAGAAGCTAAAAAAGAAATGATGACTGCTAAAGACAAAGTTAAAGATATGGACATGAAAGAAGATGTGGCTGCTCTTACAGATAACGAAGACTTATCGGAAGAGTTTAAAGCAAAAGCTGCTACTATATTTGAAGCTTCTGTTAAAGCAAAACTCGTTGAAGAAATTGAGAAATTAGAAGGCGAGTATGAAACTAAAGTTGACGAAAAAGTTTCTGAAGTTAAAGAAGAAATCGTTGACAAAGTGGATGCTTATCTAAACTATGTCGTTGAGGAGTGGATGAAAGAAAACGAATTAGCGATAGAGAAAGGCTTAAGAAATGAGATTACTGAAGATTTTATCGGTGGTCTTAAATCTTTATTTGAGTCACATTACATCAATGTTCCACAAGAGAAGTATGATGTGATTGAATCTCAAGCTGCTGAAATAGAGAAGTTAAAAGAAGAAGTTAACCAATCTATGGAAAAAAACATTGAGTTAAATCAGAAAATTGCAGAATCAACAAGAGAAGAAATTATCAAAGATGTTTCATCTGACTTGGCTGCAACTGAAGTAGATAAACTTAAAGGTTTAGCAGAAGGAATTGAATATAAAGACGCTGAAAGTTTTAGAAAAAGTGTAGAAACATTAAAAAATTCTTACTACCCTAAAGCAAAAGCGAGTGATACTGAATCTAATGAAGTAGCAGAACAAAATGCTGGTTCGCCAAGTGTTAACTTGACTGAATCAATGGCTGCATACACTGCTGCAATTAGTAAATCAAAAAAGAATCCTTACATTAAGTAAGGGTTTTTAGTTAACTAAAAAGAAGGAGAGATAGAAAAATGTTTTTATCTGAATCAATACAATCAAAGTGGCAGCCCGTTTTGGATCATCCTGATCTTCCAGAAGTTAAGGATAGTTACAAAAGAGCCGTTACTTCAATGGTATTAGAGAACCAAGAAAAAGCGTTAAAAGAAGACGCAGCTTTCTTATCAGAAGCCGCACCATCTAACGCAACAGGTTCTTCAATACAAAATTGGAATCCTATTTTAATTAGCTTAGTAAGAAGAGCAATGCCTAACCTTATCGCATACGATATTGCTGGCGTTCAACCTATGTCAGGCCCAACTGGTCTGATCTTCGCAATGAGAAGCAGATATACTTCTCAAAGTGGTGGTGAAGCTCTTTTTGACGAAGCTGATACAGATTTTTCTGCTAGAAACAAAGCAGGATCATCTACAAGTGGGGCTTCCGCTGTAGCACAAACTGGTGAAAACCCAGCTGTACTTAACGACTCAATCGGCACATCTACTGGTTACACAACTGGTACTGCTATGACTACTGCTTACGCAGAAGCTCTTGGCGATGCTGCTGGTAATAGTTTTGCTGAAATGGCGTTCTCAATAGAGAAATCTACTGTAACGGCAGGAAGCAGAGCGTTAAAGGCTGAATACACTATGGAACTTGCTCAAGACTTAAAAGCAATCCATGGTTTAGACGCTGAAACAGAATTGTCAAACATCTTATCTGCTGAAATCTTAGCTGAGATCAATAGAGAAGTTGTAAGAACGGTTTATAGAACTGCTGAAGTTGGCGCTGCTGACAACGACAATTCTCATGCTGCAATTAACACAACAACTGCTGGTGTATTTGACCTTGACACAGACTCTAATGGTAGATGGTCTGTTGAGAGATTTAAAGGTCTTATGTTCCAACTAGAGAGAGATGCAAACACAATCGCTCAGAGAACCAGAAGAGGAAAAGGTAACATGATTATCTGTTCTTCAGATGTTGCCTCTGCATTACAAATGGCGGGTGTTTTGGATTACACTCCTGCATTAAACAACAACTTAAACATTGACGATACTGGTAATACTTTTGCTGGTGTATTAAATGGTAAGTACAAAGTTTACATTGACCCATATGCTGCTAACATGGCTTCAAATGCGTCACCTACTAAACAATACTACGTTGTTGGTTACAAAGGAACTTCTCCATACGACGCTGGATTATTCTATTGTCCGTATGTACCTCTACAAATGGTTAGAGCAGTAGGTCAGGATAACTTCCAACCGAAAATCGGTTTCAAAACTAGATACGGTATGGTTGCTAATCCATTTGCTGGTGCTTCTGCGTCAGGAAATATTACTGCTGACGGTGTTGGTGCAATCAACGCTAACAGATACTACAGACGTGTTCAAGTTACGAACATCATGTAATATTTGTTGAGAAACAAATTTAAGAAGGGCGCTTCGGCGCCCTTTTTTTTGACATAAATAAAAGTAGATTATGTTTTATACTGAAAGAATAACAATTTACAAAGAAGAAAAACCTACTATAATGCAGACTATAATCAGAGCAATCTCTGGTGTAATACTAATTGGTGGCTTCTTTTTTCTACTATCATTAGGTCTCAATCATCTACAAAAACCTAACGCTTTAGAAAATGTAGAGAAAAGACTAGATGAAGCAGCCGAAAAAGAGAGTGTCCTAACAGATAACGAGAAGAAGTTAAAAACAGAATCCCAAACAAAAGAATGGGAAGAAGTAGATAAGCAAACAGATAAATAGCTGTATGACCGTTATAAACGCATACAACAGACAACCAACTAAATTAGACTATGCAAGTCCAACGCAGTTTAAGTTTAGTGTAATCAAACTACCCAAAGTAGAGTATTTTTGCACGGCTGCAAATTTGCCTGGTATCAATCTAGGTACTGCTGAACAAATCACACCTCTAAAAGATATACCACTACCTGGTGATAGATTACAATATGATACTCTAACTATTCAGTTTTTAGTAGATGAAAATTTAGAAAACTATAGAGAGATACATGGTTGGTTAACTGGTGTTGGTTTTCCTAAAGACTACGAGCAGTTTCAAGTATTACAAGGTGCAGGTACAGACAGATTTCCTTCAACTCAAAACGTAGGTACTAGTAAAGAATTAGGTGAAATTAAAAAGGCAACACAAGACGATGGTGGTTTGTATTCAGACGCTACTTTAGTAATATTAACAAGTAAGAATAATGCAAATTTAGAAGTTAGATTTAGAAATATATATCCTACTTCACTATCAGGACTAGACTATAATCAGCAGGCTACCGATGTTGATTATCTTACAGCAACGGTATCATTTGAGTATGCAATTTACGAATTTGCTGCTGTTGGTAACAAGGCTACGGTAGAAACTACTACTTAATACATACATAAATATTTTAAATTAATATAATGGAGTTATTATGACCTTTGATGAATTGCAACAATTGGCTGAAAAAGACCTTAAAATAAATGATACTGAATTAGATTTAGAATCATTAAAAACACCACAACTTCATAACAAATATATGAAGTTTCATAATCAATACACTAATCTATTAAAGAAGGCTGAACAAGATTTGGCTAGATTAACAAGAGAGAAGTGGGAATACTATACAGGTAAGGCAGACCCTAGTGTCTATCAACAGAAACCTTTTAATATTAAACTTCTTAAACCAGACGTTGACAAATATCTTAAATCAGATGACGAACTTATTAAGTTAGAACAAAAAGTAACTTATATACAAAGTGTTGTTGACTACCTAGATAGAACGGTTAAGATTATTTCTAATCGTGGCTTTCAAATTAAGAACGCTATAGACTGGAAAAAGTTTACATCTGGCGTAATCTAATATGCAAAACATTATCGTTGATAAACTCAATGACGTATATATTCGGATTGACGCTGACGCCTCTATTCGTAGAGAATTGTCAGATTACTTCTCGTTTGAAGTACCTGGATATAAGTTTACACCACAATTTCGTAATAGAGTATGGGACGGAAAAATAAGACTTTACTCATACGCTACAGGTCAAATGTACCTTGGATTGTACCCTTATCTAAAAGACTGGTGTAAGAAGAAAAACGTACATATAGTTGAATCTAGTGATATTTTGACACATAGGAGTGTCACAGCCGCCGATATAGACGGTATGATTGATGAGTACGATCTGTCTATCAAACCGAGAGATTATCAGTTAAACGCATTTAAATTTGCTTTAGAATATGACAGAGGACTAGTTTTATCGCCTACTGCCTCTGGTAAATCACTTATCATATACATGTTAGTCCGACACTATTTAAATGTAATCAACAACAATATTCTAATCATTGTACCAACAACATCACTAGTAGAACAATTATACAAAGACTTTAAAGATTACGGTTATGATGTAGAAACAAATGTAAGTAGAAAGTATCATGGCTACGATATAGACGAAGATAAACGTATAGTTATATCAACATGGCAATCATTATACAAAATGCCTAAACAATTTTTTGAAGACTATGGTGCAGTTATAGGTGACGAGGCACACTTATTTAAGGCAGTATCATTGACCAAAATTATGACAAAACTAATAGATTGTAAATACAGAATTGGTCTTACAGGTACGTTAGATGATAGTAAAACACACAAGTTAGTACTACAAGGTCTATTTGGTATGGTCAATAAAGTAGTATCTACAGCAGAGTTGATTGAGAGAAAACAACTTGCAAATCTAAAAATTAAATGTCTGAACTTAAAATATCCTGAAGTAGAGGCAAAGAAAGTATATGGTGTAAAATACTTTGAAGAACTAGAATACCTCACTCAAAATACTGCTCGTAATAAATACATACGAAATCTGACCTTGGCGCTCAACGGCAATACATTATGCTTATTTCAGTTAGTTGAAAAACATGGCGAGATTTTATATAAACTCATAAAAGAAAAAGTAGACCCAAAGCGAAAAGTGTTTTTCGTTTATGGGGGAACTGAAACAGATGATAGAGAAAAAATTAGAGCAATCACAGAAAAGTCGGACAACGCAATTATTATCGCTTCTTTCGGGACGTTCAGCACTGGTATCAATATTCGTAATTTACACAACATTGTTTTTAGTAGCCCTAGTAAGAGCCCTATAAGAATATTACAAAGCATTGGCCGTGGGCTTCGTGTCGGTGATAAGAAACAATCAGCTACGGTCTATGATATATCAGATGACCTTACATACAAAGATAAAAAGA